AGAACCGAGTCGCCCCAGCCGTCGTTCTGCTGCCGGACCCGCTCAGTCAACACCACGCCGTCCGTGCGCCACACTCGTGAGTTGTGGACCCATGTGTCGAGCAAGGTCTCATCGCGGTCGCCTGACTGCATCTGCGCAGCCTGAAGCGTGTAGGCCGCAGCGAACCCGAAGCCGATGCTCGTCGGGTCGTCCTCAATCTGGCTCGACTGCGTTGTTTGGTGCCGGTCGTGCGTGCGCAGCCAGTTGAACTCGGTCACCCGCTCGATGTCGAGGGGCTGACTCGGGTCCTGACCATCGACAGCACCAAGTACGAGCAGGGCCCCGCCGTACTGCCTGGCTTGCTTCAGATGCTGGCTAACCCGGGCCTTGAGCTTCGTGTCCTTGTACCACTTCTGAAGCTTCTCGTTGAGCTCGTGCGACTCCTCAGGCGTAACCTCGGCATCGTCGTCGCCGGTGAAGTTGACCACCCAACCGGCCCGCATCGCGTCGTCGACCACGCTGTCGATGATGATGCGTGAGAAGCCATCGCCCCGGCCCATGCTGTCGAGCGTGGCGAAGTCGAGGATGGGGCCCGGGACGTACCGCGTGGATTCGCCCTTGTCGCGGCCGACGTAGCCCATGCCGGTCATTGAGTTCGACCATCCGTCGTTGGTGGTGGTGGTCGGCGTCAGAGCCTTGAGGAACTCGGCGCCGTCACTGCTCACGACCTTCAGCTTGCCCTTGGATTTCTTGCTCATTGATTCGCTCTCCTCAGGCCGCTTAGGAATGACATGCCGCTGTTGCCTGAGCGCTCCAAGTACTGAGTCATCGCGTCAACCTGGTCGTCGTTCGGGGAATGCGGGAATGATGCGGTCTCGTTCATGAACTCACCCAGCCAATTCGCGTGCTCTGGCAAGTGCACATTACCAGCCTCGACGATGCCCTGGATAGACATCGCGCGCGCCGCCTTGCTTCCTTTGGGGTTCACGGCAACGAGCCCCGAAAACTCGTCCTTGAGCTCGTTGATGATAGCCGCCCCGTTGGCCTTCTCCTCGATGATTTTGGTCATCGCTTCAGGGTGTTCGCGGAACTTATCCCGGCACAGCTTCTTCGTCTTCTTGTAGTCCAACCGGTCGCGCCATTGGTCAACGAGATAGTGGTTCGGGCCCTTCTTGGCCCATAATTGGAGCACGACAAACGACGACGAGTCTCCATCCTTGAAGGCGCAGTCTAGGCTGAACGTGTACGTTATCTGGCCCTTGGGCAGCTCCGTATATGAGCCCCAGTGGTCGCGGTTGAATATGTTGCCCTTGGCCGCGGCCGGTCGACACTGCCAGAGCGATGTCCAATCTGACGGACTCGTCTTGCGCTCGACCTCTAAGTCCTTGAGGCCCATCTTCTTCCCCCATAGTGGCTGGCCAAAACGGCGCTCGTCCTTGCCTATGGTGGAGCTGTAGTCACCTGCGCTCTCGCCATCGAAGACGGCCGGAAACCTAAGAATGTGCCACGTCTCGCCGACTCTCTTGGCGTTCCTGAGCACCCGGCCAATGAGGTCGTCCTCATGCCACGGCGTTGCGCAGATGATGATTCTATCGGCTCCACCATGCGACATGCCGCCAGCCCTGCGCGACCTAAACGTCGACGTGTACCAGTCCCACGTTGCGTCTCGCCATGTTTTCGACTCGGCCTCCTTGCGGTTCTTGCAGTAATCGTCAATGATTCCGAGGCTAAAACCCATGCCAGTGATGGGCCCACCAACACCGGCGCCGATGTAGTAGCCGCCCGCGTTGACGATGTCGAACTCTAGATTCGTCTCTTTCTTCTTAGCCGAGCCCTTGCGCGCATCGACGCCCGACTTTAGCCGGGTTGAAAACATCGCCTGGTATTCCTCGGTGCCCATGATGTTCTGGACATCACGGCCCATCTTCGCGGCCAGCGTGGCCGAGTACGAGCACGCTATAATCTTCTCGTTTGGATTGCGGCCCAGGCATGAAGCCGGGAAGTGCCGAGACACCTCCTCAGACTTTCCATGCTGAGGCGGCATCATGACAATCAGCCGGGTAATCTCCCCGCGCTGGACCTTGTCCAATGTATCCGCCAACTGCGAATGGTGCCAATTGATGACGTAGTTCGACTTGACGTTTTGAATCGCCATCATCAAGTCGGTGCGCCCCGCCTCAATCTGCTCAGGCGTCAATATGTCGCTGCCGATGTCGAGTGCCTCAGCACCAAATGCCAGCGCGTCGGCGAGAGCTGAGCTCATCCGGTCAGCTCCTTAGTGAGCCGGTGCCAGTCGCGCCGTATGCTGGCCACCTCGTCCGGGGCCGTCACGTGCGCGGTTATCGAGTCGGTCATGCCAGCCACGAAGGCGACGAGGTCCGACTGCTTTACGACTGCCTCGGCCTTGGTGCGCGCGTCGATGAGTTTCGCCAGAGCGCCTACCAGCTTGGCTAGAGCCTCGGTTCCCTCTACATCCTCGCCGTCGATGGCCCTATCTACGAGCCCAGACAGCCCCTCAATCTGCGAGCTCAGAGCATCAGCAGGGCTCACGGCCGCAAGGCTAGGGACGAGTTCGACGGACACGCTCAAGCAAAGCGTGGATAGCGGCTGTTGTCAAGCGGGTCAGGTGGTCCGGCTCGTCCCATCGCGATGCCTGGACGAGCACGGCAGCCGCAGTGATGATCAGAGCCGCGACGGCTGCCAGGGTCAGCATCACTCCGCCGCCTCAACCCTCGCCCGTGCCAGCTCGCAGTATTCCTCGCTAAGTTCCATGCCGATGAACTCCATGCCCTCGAGCTTGCACGCGATGCCGGTTGTGCCTGAGCCGGCGAACGGGTCGAGCACCACACCGCCGGGCGGGGTGACCATGCGGACGAGCCATCGCATGAGGGCGATTGGTTTGACTGTGGGGTGCTTGCAGCCGTCGGGGCCGAGTCCGTGGTTGCGCTCCCGCTTGCTTGCCTTCGGGCAATACTTGAATCGAGCCGCGGCGTAGTCGGCTAGCTCTGACTCGGTGTATCGGCATTCCTTGAAGAAGCGGGCGGCGGAGCCTCCTTTGTCGTTGTGTCCGCGCGTGTTGTCCATGCCATCTGGCCATCCTTCGGAGAATCCGGCCGGCTTCCCTCGGCTTGCGGACTTGCTCGGACCAGTCTCCGGAAACAACGCCAGCACCTCGTCGCTCCCGTCGTGGACTAGGTTCGCGGGCCATCTTCCGTTCTGCTCGCTCTTTTTATCGAAGTCGCCGGTGCCCCATCCATGTTGGCCAGCGGTCAATGACGACGCGGGAGCTCCTTTGATTCCTGGGATTCGCGTCGCATCCACATTAATCCCCCCAGTCCCCCACATCAGCACGTTCTGCGCGATGGTCAGGCCCTTTCCGAGGGGCTTGCGGGCGAGACAGATCGGCTACTGTGAGGGTTTAAGCGCTGTCCCCCAGCCGTCCCATTGCTTGGCTTCGGGGGTTGCGGGGGCGGTGATGTCTCCCGTCTGCCCCGTCTGCCGTCCCATGGAGCTGCCACGCCGGCCGTCCTTTCGGGCTATTGACTTGTCGGTATGCAGCGTCTCCCGCTCAGCCCCCGCCGCCTTGTCGATGGCTTTGCTGATGTTGTGAGATTTTGGGAAGCCCGACCCGTACACCCACGCCAGCTGGTCGCGTATCTCAAACCCAGCGATGCGCACTGCCATGGTCCCCACGTCGTAGGTTCGAGTCCCGAACGACGACACCAAGTGACCGCCCGGCTTGAGCACCCGCAAGCACTCGCGCCACACTTCGGGGCCGGGGACGAACGCATCCCAGGACTTGCCCATGAAGCCACCGCCTTTCGCGTGGTACTGCTGCTCAGCCAGCCACGCGTGTAGAACTTCCATGATGTCGGGCGGCTTGCCCAGGCCATACGGAGAATCGGTGACGACCGCGTCGACACTGTCGTCTTCGAGGTCCTTGAGTAGCTCTATACAGTTGCCTTGAATTATCATTCAATCCCCAATCAAAGAATCAGTCAGCCTGTCGCGATGCTCCCGCAACCGCCTCCGAACCATGGCCCTCGTCCGGCCAGGCACCAGCTTCAGCAGCTCAGCATCAGCCGCGACCAGCTGCTTGAGCAGCTCACGCACATCCTTGACCCGCTGCCGACGCGTGACCTCGTGCTGTCCGACCTGGTGCAGTCGGGCCTGAATCTCAATCGTCTCGATGCGCATATGCATGGCCGCCTTGTCGTGCGCGTCC